CATCGCCGTGTACAGAGATTTATGATAACCCTTAGCGTCTGTTAAAGCAGAGTTTTTATCCAAAAACTTTTTGGTAAAATTGCTTATTTCGCTTTGAGTATTTTTAACCTCTTCAGCATTGTTTACGTTAAACCTGTATTTTTTATCACCGACGTTGTATTCAAAACCTTTGAATTTGTCGTTAAAAACATTGTTTGTTTTTTGTGTAAAAATATCAGTGTTTGTTTTAACTGTTTTTTGAGTTACTTCTGACTCCTTGTTATATCTATCAAAGAAGTTAACTGCTTTCTGTTGCTCTGTTGTGAGCTTCGATCCAGCTTTAATTTCTTCATAGTATGTAGACTTTTGCCCGTCTAAGTGGCTTTTAGCGCTGGCAACTTGCTCTTTAAGCGCTAATTTTTTTCTACGTATATCTCTATCATCGTCAATATCTTCGTCGTAAGAGAATGTATCTTCCATAAGGAAGCTAATTTCTTCTTTATCTAAATGAGGTTTTGTCTGTGTATAAAACTCTCTTAATAAGCTATTGTCATCTAACTTGCTATAATCTTGATTAAGCTTTACATAATCACTTAAATCTCCACCAGTCTCATCCATAAAGTCCATTAACTTTTGAATATTTTCTGGTAGCGGTTTCCCGGTAGCTTGGGCTTCTGCTATAGCTTCTTCAACCTCTTCTTCAACCTTTTCAACTTCTTCTTCAGTAATTTCTTCTAATACTGGAGCTTCTTGTGCTTGTGCTTCCGGTTGTACTTTTTCTTGTTTTTGTGTGGTGTCGGCATTTTCAACGCCATCAACCACTCCGCTGTTGTCAGCGTCACTTTCTTTAATTTCATCTTTTCTTGGTGTTGGGGGTTTACTTAAATCTACTTTTAAAACACTGTCGTCTCCAGCAGATTCAAATTTACTTTTATCAACTTGTACCACGTTTTCATCACCTGGATCTGCTTGGTTTACTTCTTGTGTAACCTCTTCGATTACTTTTTCATTTTCTTCTTCCATAATATAATATAATAATAATTAATAATTCTATAGCTCAAAATCTCCACCTAGTATATTACCGCTTGCGTTTTCAAAGTTTTTAGGTGGTTTTTTAGCATTTCTTTGTTCAATCATCTCACTTTGTTGAGTTGCTTGAATTTTTGTTCTTTGATCTTTTCGGTTTTCTTTTTGTGTTTCTCTATTTACAACACCACTAACTTCCGCGTTTTTCAATTGCATATTGTACTGAAACTCAATTGCCATTAGCTCTTTTTTAATAGCAGCTTCTTGCTGCATTTTTGCTGTGTCGATTTGTGCTTTTAATTGTTCTAACTGAGTTTTACCATCACTTATGGCTTTATTCTTTTGCATTTCCATCTGTGAAGCGGCTTGAGCTGCTTTAGTATTAGAATCCGATTGAGCTTTAATGTTTTCTGTTTGTAACTGTCTGTCTTTTTGCTCTTTCTTTTTCCTACGCAGTTTTAAAAGCGCGTTTGCCAATTTTATATTCCTTATATCTCTAAGATCAATAGCATCTTCTAACTCTATACTCTTTTGTTGTAGTGCCATTTGTATATTGTTTTCAAGCGCAGATTTTTCCTCTTCATCTGGTTGAAGCTCTATAAATATACCAAAGTCATAAAGATGTAATTCAGACATGTCCTCAAGAGTGCCCACGTTGTGAGCGCCAATAGCTTGAATAAAAGCATCTTTTGTTGGAGAGTATTCTAATATATCAGATATTCTAAGTGATAAACACTCGGCTGTTTCAGCTGTTAAAAACAAACCTGCTTGTAATATATGTCTAGTGGCAGTGTTTGAATTTGCTGCTGCTAACTTTTGAACACCAACTAAAGCGTTTTTATCAGGAGTACTACCGTCTCTAGCTTCGTTAAGCCCGGTTACATCTCTTATCATTTGCATATAGTAATTATAGTTACCTATAAGAGCTTGCATTTTACCACCACCAGTACCACTTGTGATTTCTTGAATAGGTACTTTTCCAGGATTTCTATCACCTTCACTTGTAAACGACCTACCAATTACAGAACCAGTTTGGAAAAACATGTTTAAAGCTTCTTGTGGGTTATAGTTTGTTCCATTACCTAAATCTATTTCAGCTAACCCATCAGCATCAAGATAAACCCCATCAGGAACCATTCTAGATAATACTTGTTGGAGTTTTAGATGTGTTAACTGAATCATGTCTGCAAAAGAAGTTATGCGTTTTACTAAAGAATCAATTTTACCATTATACATTCTTGGTGCTACTATAGAGTAATTCATTTTAACTTTAGTGTAATCGCTTTTAGGTCTCATCATATTCTTAGACATTTCCCATTTAAGCAATTTATCAGTACCTAGTATCATAGCGCCCTCGTAAAGACACTCTATAGATCTTAGCATCCTACCGTATCCACCTTCTTTATTTTCTGGTGGATTATACTGATCGTCTCTTGGTATAATCCTATCTGCACCACTACTAGTTTCTTTTACCTTGTAAACCTCATTCATGTAGGTTTTGTAATTAAAGTATAAAATTTGAATAGTGTTGTTATCCTCCTTGTCATACGTATGTGTAGAGTTGTAGTTGGATCTATTAGTAGACTTGTTTTTCATTATGTCTTTTAGATCTTCTTCTGTTAAGTGAGGAAATTGTTTTGCTAGCTCATTTACAGGTATAGTTTTTGCTTCTCCAACGTAGTATATATCCTCGAAATAAGGAGAGTCTGTGTAAGAATACACTAAGTTGGCTGGATCAACATAATCAACAACAGCGCCTTCAGATGTATTAAACCCTGTTTTTACAGCGCCAATACCTAAAACAGTTAAGTCATGATAGAATCTTTTCTTTATGAGCTCATAATTACTACCTCTAAACAACACGTTTAACGCTTGCTCTTCAGCTAACTCAACATTTTGTTTGTAAGTTAGTTGCATATGAATACCTAGTTCTTCTTCTGATTCAGGCAGCTCTTTCATTGCACTTTGTGTAGTATCTACATTGAACCTTTGTTTTGCTTCTTGGTTAAACTCTTTCATCTGCATGTCGCGCAGAATATCATCCATATAATTAGTTCTTTTTTCAACACCATTAGGTGATTGAGAAAACGCTCTTATATCATAAGTTCTTTCGGCAATACCGTTAACAACTATATCAACAAATTTAGAAATAATAGGAATTGGTTTCCAATCTAAATTTAAATAGGACAAATCACCGTTTATAGATAACTCATCCTTATACTTTTGGATAGACTGCTCGCCTCTAGCGTACAACCTTAAATTGTGAAAATCATTGTGGTTAGATTGATATCTATTAGAACCTCTGTCGTTATTAAACCACTCTTGCTCTATAGCCTTACCTACTTTTAAACCATATTCATAACTTAGCTTTTCAGCATCGCTTACTGTTTGACTTGGAAAATAACTTTTATTACCAGAATACGACATATTTATTACTTGATTATTTGTGAATTATTTCCAGTGTTTGTGTACCTAGAAACGTTTATATTTAACTTAGGTTTTTCAACCTTTGCGTTTGGCGCATACAAGTGTCTATTGTTAGCCATAATAGCTAGACCAGAACTTATAGATGCATCATGCTTTGTTCTTTTGTTTATATCAAACTTTGTCCAATCGTTTAAGAGCTCATTGAAGTAACAATCTCCATGAGTTCCATCTTGCTTTATACCAACGTGATCTTGGATATACATTTCTATTGCAGCGGCATGTGCTTGTTTTATATCTTCGCTTGAATTAGGTATTCCACCAACTTCTTTTTCTGCTACAGATAATTTGTTCCATATTTTATCAGGTCTATTCATACTAAACCCTCTATATCCTCTTCGTCTTAAGTAGTACAGAAGACGAGGTTTATTGTTCTCTGCTAATATTGGCATCCCGTAAAACACTAAAGCCATTAAAACATCTTCAAAAAACATTTCAGCTGTTGGTGGTCTAGATAAGTATTCTAAAAAGAAACTGTTTGCAGGAGCATCTTCCATTGAAAATCTAGTTAACCCGTGTAAAGCCCCTTTAGATCCAACGCCATCTACTGTTCCTGATATATCGTATGAATCACAACCAAAAGCACCCATATGCTCGTTACCAGGATACTTTATACCATTTTTAAGTACAACTCTGTTTTGTAGTTGCTGAGATGGAACCCAACTAACTTTAAACCTACCTTTTGGATCTGGGTAAAATATAACTTGAGAATCCTTAATGCCATTAACCCATTGAAAATTACCTTGAGTAACTCCTAGTGTTCTTGACATTTCTTCGTTATAATCTATTTGCTCGTACAACTTAACAAGATTAAATATACTTCCTTTAGTTTCATCTCTAAACGCGTGCTCTGTAGTTCTAGGAAACTGGCGGTAAAACTCGTTTAAACCATCTTGATCTTCTTTTAAACCATCTACTTCGTTCTGCCAGTTATCTATTACACCTACATCTATTAGTTCACCGTCTGGAGCGAATCTGTCGACGTCAGGAGTAGTAAATACTGGAACTCCATACTCATCAATAAATCCTTCGTAGTTCCATTCCATTGGGATAAACAAAGAGTATAGACCAGACTTTGTCTGACCGTTTTTATTTCGCTTTGTGACATCCGAAGAGTTGTATAGTTTTTTAAAGTTTTCCCCACCTTTGTCTAATGAATTTGAAGTTGATCCCATCATGCATTTACCAATAATTCTACTACCTAATCGTAAGCATGTTTTTGTAACTCTCCAGTTATTTAATATGTTATCAGGTCTTTCCCATTTACCACTTTCATCATGTACTAGAAGAGCTAGTTTTTCACCGTCATAACTATTGTCTCCAGTGTTTTTCCAGTCAATCGTTGTATCTAATCCCTGTATATCTTCAAGTTTTTCGTTTGCCGTGATCTTTTTTCTAGTAAACTTACTAGCAGGTACACGGTAAGCAAGCTCGGATTTTGGACGATCCATACCATCTTGTACAGGTTTAAAAAAGAATGGGTAGTTGATTGATATAGGGACAACTTTGTCGGTAAACATTTTTTTAGCATCAGCACCTGATTTAGATAGTATTCCATATCTACTATCACTTGCAAGAGTGGCT